CGCCCAGATTTATGAGCGGTTTAGCAAGCCCATTATCGCGTACGTACCGATTCGATATGAATATCCCTATTATGACAATCCGGACGGCTGGAAGCGGCTGAATGACTTCTTCTGCAGGATGCACGCAGCCAAAAGGCTATTGGCTGTCGCTAATACCGTTTATGATCAAGAATATTTCTCATATTTCACGGGAATAAAGCCGTTGTACATTCCAAACATGTGCGATTATACTGGCGTAACGTATAATCCGACAAGCCCAGATGCGCTCATTATGGACAGCATTTCGCCGCCTTCTGTTCCGCCGAGAGCCCCAGGAGCCGTAATGGAATGCTCCACGGTGACGGGAGCTAAGCCGATGCGATCCATCTATGGCGCTAAATATGATTGGTCTGCCCTTGTTAGGCATCCTGCGTTCATATATATTCCATATAACAGCTCATCCATGTCGTTCTTGGAACAATACTCGATGAACGTGCCGCTTTTCGTTCCTACTAAAGAGTTCCTTCTTGAACTCGCCTTAAAATATGGTGCCCTTTTAGAGATCTCTTGGAACTTATATTTTGGCTTGCCGTCAGGCTCTTGTGTTAAAGGCGTCAGACAGGACTTGCCAGACCCAAACGATCATTTTAACCTTGAAGGCATCAAATTATGGATGTCTTTCTACGATTTCTACCGATTTCCGCACGTTCAACAGTTTTCATCGTTTGTTGATCTCAAGCGGAAACTAGAGACTACGGATATGGCGTCTGTTAGTCGATTAATGGCTGATCATAACAGGGCTAGGAAAGCTGAAATAAAAGCTGATTGGGCCAAGGCGTTGCAGGAGTTCTGGCGTGGTTAAGATTCTCATAGCAGACCGGCTTCTATCTGGACAGCCTCACGCTAACTGGAAGGAGGGTTGGGAACTTCATTATGCTTTTAGCCGTTTAGGCATAAGCGCGCCTATCGCAGGCCCAGGCTGTCCAATGTCGGAGAACGACATACCTGGCATTGCTAACTTGTTTGATCTCATCATCATAGCTGACAACTATCCACATGGAGCCTGGCGATGGTGGGATTGGGCAGCTATCAAGACGCCTAAGCTATTCTACGCCATCGATACCCATATAAAGGAATTTCGTGAGTGGGTACCCAGGTTTGTAGAATTAGCGAAGATAGATATCGTCGCTGTGAACAATCCGCGTGACTCGGTATTATTTCCTGGCTGCAGGACGTTTTGGCTGCCTTACGCAGCCTCTAAAGTGCACTCTGGCGGGAACGTAACGCGACGGGAACGCGACGTCGCCTTTATCGGCGGATTAAATCAGGAAAGGGTTGAACTGTTTAACCGCATCGGTGGCGTTACGACGACATCTGCCTTTGGCGATGACTATTTTCTAGAGATGCAGAAGTCCAAAATCTGCTTGAACCTACCCATAGATTACGACATAAACGCTAAATACTTCGAGATACCTGCGTCCGGTACGTTCATGCTTGCTAAGGCGCATGAGGAACTGCAATCAATCTTGCGAGACGACATGCAGGTAATGTTCTGGAAAGACGAACAAGATCTTAAGGACAAGATGGTATATTATCTTGCGCACGACTTGGAACGGGAAGGCATCGCGGCTAGCGCGAGAAAGTATATATTGTCTGAACATAGCTGGGAGAATAGAGCGAAGACGATCCTCACCCAAATCTCAAGCACATAAAGGGTATGTTATGGGTTTGCTTAGAAAGTTCGAAGAGAAGGTTTATTCAGAGCATGGAGAAGACGGCATTATAGAATGCGCGTTTAACTGGATAGGATGTAAAAGTAAGACGTTCTTAGAAATGGACGTAAAGTCTAGTAAGAATAATACCAGACGCTTACTAGATTTTGGATGGTCTGGGATGTGGTGTGGCAAGAACGTAGACTTTAGCCACCCGAAGCTTAAGATAATTGCGTTTTCTGGCTGGTGGGATATCGTGAGCCAATTGCCTACAGAGCTAGATCTTGTGTCGACGCCGATGACTGAATTCTGGAGACTGTCAGCTTCAGCGGATTTCCAAATTAAGCCTCGGATTCTTGCTATTCCATTCGATGGAAAGGCAGAATCCTTTTATGAAATATGCAAGACTCTTTCTTGCCAAGATTCAGGAAAAGACGTAGATATCTCCCATGGTTTGAGCATGGGAAAGCCAAAATTGCCGGCAAGCTATGATCTTATTGAGTGTGATTCATCTGGTCATTGTGCCTTCTTTATAAGAAGCGACATAGACGGCATCCCAAGACATGCTATGTTGACCACGTTTCCTCACGTTGTTGAATTATAATCGCTGTCAAATTTCTTTTAGGAGTCAAAAATTATATAAATTAGGAGATAGAGGATGCCTGGCTTTAACATTGGTGGCGCCGGTGGCGCTGGGGATGTTCCGCCAGCCAACATCGAGACGAGAAGGAAGCATCGATGGGTCTTCCGAACGCTTGAACCTCTTGAGCCAGAGGTTCTTCTCGTCCTGAAAACAGCACAGCGGCCGAAATTCGTTTACACTGAAGCCGAGATGCACCATGACCAGGAAGTTGCTTGGTTCGCAGGGAAGCAGGCATGGGAGCCGATCGAGTTGACTTGGTACGACGCGGAACAGAAGCCTGAAGTGTCAGGCGCTCTGTGGGATTGGGTGAACGGCGTAACGAATATGGCGGATATCACTGTGTCGATACCGCAGGAGTATAAGAAGCAGGCGATGCTTGCGATGACGAAGGGAGATGGAAGCGACTCGGAACAGTGGACGCTTTACAATTGCTGGCCCAGGGAAACTAACTGGGAAGAGCTTGATTACACCAGTTCTGACATTCAAACCCTCTCTGTCACGATGCGATATGACAGGGCGAAACGCGAAGCGGCGACGTAAATAATAGTAGAACAATGAGGACCCTGCATTTTCGCAGGGTCCTCTTGTATTGGTGTCTCATGCCAGGCTTCAACATACCGGACGGTGAAGCCGCGTTTCAGTTTTCGCCAAGGGCTACGATAGAAACTAGGCGGCGTCACAGATGGCGCTTTTCAACGTTAAGCGAAAGCGTGAAGGACATCCTCATCTACGCCTTGAAAGCTGATAGACCAAAGCCTGTCATAGACAAGATAACAATCCATCACGGCCAGGACAGAATCTACATTCCAGGCAAGAATCATTGGGAACCGATTGACGTTACATTCTATGAAGTTGAAAACCCTGACGCCGCGCAGAAGATAACTGATTGGCTGCAAGAGGTCGTCTTATTTGATATGGCTGAACTTAATGGTGATTTCAGGGCTCAGGGAAACCTTGAAATGTTAGACGGCTCCGGAGACCCCACGTGGACCGCTAAGCTCTTTAATTGCTGGCCGGTTCAGATGACGCCGGAACAGCTGGATTATTCGTCGTCCGAGATATCGACTATAACTGTGACTATCAGCTATGACAAGGCGCAGCTTCCTATTTCAGATTAAGTGGGTGAGGCATGCCAGGTTTTAGAGTCTTCAGTACTGAAGTTGGCGTTCCTCTTCCGAAGAAGGTTTTGTTAAAGCATCAGTGGATTATTTCGAAGCTAGGTCCAGTCAACATAAATCCAGAGTCTCCAGCGGTATACGCAAAGGATGTTTCCTTGCCGCGCGTCTCCTTTGATGAGGAGACGGTAGAAGGCGGCGTCATAAAGTACAAGTTCGCGAAGCTTGCTAGCTGGGACGACGTCAAGGTAACGTTTTACGACACTGTGGGTCTCCTTTCGCAGCTGAATGGATGGCTTAGACAAGTCTATACGACACAAAACGGCCTTGGCGTCGCATCGGATTATAAGCGGACCAGCAGGTTTAGTCTTGTGGACGGAAATAACGTAGTCCTTACTAACATTGAACTTATGAACAGCTGGCCTAAGCACATATCTTATGGCGATCTCACCTATACGGAAAGCGACGCGAAGCTCGTAGATCTGACGCTGAGTTACGATTTCGCAAACATTAATTAGTCTTGCGATTCAATCTGGATAAGTACATAGAGATAACCTATTTAAGGGGTGTATATGGATGAAGAGAAGAAGGACATCATGCAGCAAAAGACAGTGAACATGGATGTAAGTCCTGGTATGAATCCGGAACAGATCCTCGACGCCGTGCTTAAGAAGGAGGAGATCATACCCTGGGAAGATGCCCAGCTTCCCAGTAAGGGCGTTTATTACAAGGGAGAAGAGGGGAAGGACCTGATTCCTGACGGCATGGTGAAGGTCCGTGCGATGGGCATTTTCGCTGATAAGATTCTTGCTACTGCTCGCCTGCATACAGGATTTAAGGCTCTCGATTGGCTGTTCAGAAAGTGTGTCAGGTTTCCTGAGTGTGCTGGGCGGTTTGACCCGCTTGACCTGCTGAACGGCGACAGGATGTTCTTGCTATATTATCTGCGTGGGATTACGCACGGCCCAGCTTATGAATTTATCGTCAGATGTACGAATCCGGATTGCGGCTTGCAGTCGAAGCTCGAATATGATCTAACTGATCTGTTTAGGACTGTGATGCCTTCTAAGTTAGAATTGGGTCCTGAGCCGTTTAAGGTGGTCCTCCCGTTCCTCTCGAAGAGCGTCGGCTCTGAGTTCTGGGTTAAGGTGCGATTGCTTCGCGGCAGGGATGTGACTGCCATGTTGACGAAACGAAGCTTTAATAAGGTTACGAGACCGAGACCGGTGCGCCCGAGAAATGAAGCCCCAATGGAGGAAGTCGCTTCCGAGTCGCTCGACGATACCGTTTCTCAGAACCTCTCGCTCGTGATCGTCGAGGCGATGGGCTCTCGAGACCGCATCAAGATAGAGCAGCTTGTCGAGAAGATGCACTCGGACGACACGGCGACGATTCGCGAGTTCTTAAAGGACGCTTCTCCTGGGATTGAATTCCAGTTGACTGTTACGTGTCAGCATTGCGACACGGAGATGACCATGGACTTGCCGATCACCGAAACCTTTTTTCGCCCAACTAAGCGAAGAGGAGCTGGATAAGCAGTGGTACCAGATCATGGAAGAGATGTTCATATTAAAGCACCATGGGAACTTTAATATTTTCGAGTTAGCTTTCTTGACTGCTGAGGAGCGTCATTGGTGGGTGGAAAGGATCAATAAGGAGAAGACGAAGGAAGCCGACGCGTCGAAGTCCAGCATGCCATCGATGCCGAAGAAGCCTCACACTCCAAGTCTCCCGTCTATTCATCATTAGCAAGCAAAGATAAATCGTCTCTTGGAGAATGCATGTGGCATCCCAGAAAAGAATATCAGCAAGGCAGGGCTTGCCCGTCGCGCTTGACGTGACGTTCTTCAGAAACGGGATGGTAGCTGATCCGTACGCCATAAGGTTCATTGACATTTATAAGTCCTGCGTCCGTGATGAGAACCTTTACGCGCGCGTTGTGTTTTCTGAGCCTGGTTCTGCAGGATATCCAGATCCAGCTGAGCGGATTGTTGACCCAACTGGCGCGACGCTTGTTGGCCAGTACAGATACAATTTTGACGTTCCACTAGCATATCCGCAAGACATCTATTTCGACGTCTGGCGCTTCATCGCAGATGATCCCGGTTCCGGGGCCGATCTCAATAATCCTGATCTTTTTCAGAGCCAAGCAAATCGGTTCTGGGTCTCGCCGGATGGTTGGTATCTGGATGACGGTCTTGAAACGGTCCGCTTCACGTTTGAGCCGCTGGATCTGAAGTTTAAGAAGCCGGAAAAACGCGTCCTTGAGGCGGGAATCGTCCCGCTTCCGTTATACGACTTCAATTGTAATCAAGTCATGCCTATTATTACACAGCTTACGCCTTTCATTCATATTGAGACGGAAAATTGTGAGCTTCTCGTCGACTGGGAGCCTTGCGTCATCGGATTGAGGTCCGGGTCGTATAGGGATAGTCCGTTCACGATTCAATTCCTTCTTGACACGTCTCGGTTCTTGATCGGCTCGTATCGCTATCAGCTCATGGTCCAGCTGCCGAACGGGCAGACTAGGATCAGCGAGAAGTTCACGTTCACAGTAAGCTGATTAACATGTATATCGGCGAATATTATCTACCGTCCAAAGACCCGGTTGGTCAAGAACTAGGTCCTTATGAGGTAACAGCCGATTCTTGGTCTGAATTCTCACAGAAGATTCTTGATATCGCTAAAAAGACGGATTTTTTGATGACAGTAATCGGGGAGCAAAATGGGGAGACATTTGAAATTAAACTCAAAGCCGAAGATGGAGATATCTTCACACGTGGGCAATCTGATAAGAGAAAGCTTACCAAAACACCAGATGGTTTTCGTTTCTCTGAATTATCGAAACCTAATTTGCCTACTGACGATAGACCGTTGAGTGAGAGAATATCTATCGCGTTACACGACTATTTTGAGAAGAGGCCTGACGCAGCGAAAGGCAAACAATGGCTTTTTAGACCAGGAAATGAGTTAGACGCTAAAGTGTGGGCTTCTGAGTGGCTTGCAGATGCGGGTTATTTTGATGAAGAAATACCATCCGACGAAACGCTAAAGATTGTCTGTGATGAAGCAAAGAAATTACTTGCGGAATCTTATGACGATTTCGACTGTGCGTTTCTAGCTGGGATGGGGCTTTTTGAGTATAGGCTGTCATGCCTTCTCGGAGAAAAGAAGAAGTTAAAGTCCGTGGAAGCCATCAAGTTCGCGAAGTCGCTTAAGACGCTACCTCGCATCTCCACCAGGTCCACTCCTTTCGAACCCAAGCCGATAAATTACGAGAAGAATCCGAGATGAGTATCTTATGTTCATGTTTGTCAAGCCATCGTCATCGCAAATTAGAGCCTGGGTCGACAGATTCTTCCCAGACCGTAAGATAAGAAAGAACGGGGAAGAAATAGACATAAACAATCCGTTAAACGTAGATGACGGGCGTCATCTTGGAATTAGCACGAAGAAGGCAATATGTCATGACTGGAGGCCAAATTGCGGAGACGCTGACGGCAGCTTCATCCGCTTCGTCATGAAGTATAGGAAAGTCACGCTGCGTGACGCGATAAAGGAAGTCTGCGGTGGGGAAGTAAGCGTTAGGGAGCTTTTGAATCCGAATGAGGGCCAAGAGCAGGAAGCGGAAGAGATAGAGTCTATAAAATTGCCGCCTTCAGCCGTTCCGTTTGAGAGTAAAGAGGGAGGTAAGATAAGGCAGATCGCTTTAAATTACCTCATAGGGAGGGGCATCAGCGAGAATCTTGCGATTCAAAAGCATCTCATGTTCGACGTAAGCGGCATCATCTTCCCGTATTTTGAATACGGAGCCCTGGTCTATTGGCAAAAGAGAAGCGTCTTAAATAAAAGGTTTGAGTTCCCAGATAATTCGCTGAAGTCGCACTTCTTGTATGGCTTCGACGACGTTGAGCCGTGCACGGAGGTTATCGTAACTGAATCTATCTTTAACGCTTTATCGCTTGGAAAGAACGCGATGGCCTCCGGCGGGGCGTCTCTTGACAACGGCGGTATGCAGATAAGGAAGATTCTGGCGCTCAGGCCTGAAAGGGTCATCCTTGCTCCGGACAACGATCGTGCTGGGATTGAATCCTTGCGAAACAACTTTTTCCTGTTGGAGTCCCATTTCCAGAACAGGATCTGGTACAGCATCCCTCCGAAGATTCAGTTTGAGGGAGGCGTGACGAAGGACTGGAATGACATCGGCAAGGCGAAAGGATGGGACAAGGTCAGGCAATTCTTTATTGTTGAGCAGCTTGATCAATCGGTTTTGTTTCGTCTTGCGGAACAGGGTATCTCCTGACGATCTGAGACCTGTCCTTCCTTATCGAGCGCAGGGCCTTCGAATACGCGGAAGGAATGGATGACTTGATCCAAGAGAGCTTCCCGCGCAGGTTAAGCTGATCGATGTTTCCTCTTCTTAGCATCTTAGCCTCTTGTTCTGTCACTTCCTTCGTATCGAGGCCAACATACTTTTCGTCGTGCTCACCCAGAAGCAAGATGAGAACGTATTTATGCTTGTCTTCATGCTGATATCGAACGTAAGCTAACTCCATAATGCCTCCTAGGTGTCACCTAAATTCTGATGGCCGATACCTGATTCTCGACTTGATCCCTCACCTGATCCCTGACCTGATCCCCGACCTTATCCTCGACCTGACTCCAGAGTTGTGGCCGGGTCACAACCTGACCCCAGACCTGATTCGAGATCTGATCCAAGACCTGATTCCAGACATGATCCCTGATCTGATGCCAGACCTGATCTCTGACTTGACCTAATTTCATAAGCTCTTCTCGACCTGATCCC